AACTGGAACAATAAATAATATTACAGGTTGGACAACACCAGTTATTTATATTTCTAAAGAAATGTCAGTTGTATCTTCACAGCCTTTATGGTATTTGAAGAATTCATTACTAGGAATTGAATTAAGTGGTAATACTAATCAAACAGGTACTCCTACGCCAGATTCACCACAGACTATTCATACTGTTAGAGGTGACAACGAAATAATTGTCTCAGGAAAGAATGTTTTTGATATTTCAGATTGCTCATCTCTTCTTATTTACAATGGAACTAGTCAATCATTCAATAATGGTGTTGTAACAATAACTAAAACTTCCGAGAGTGGATTAGGTGGAGCTTATATTCCATCAAGTGTTACTAAGAAAAAATATGCTAGCTTACTTAATCATCAATGAATTATTTCAGTAGAAGCAAAAGCAAGTGTTGCTACAACAGCTTCAATTGGTTTTGAAGGAAGTAGTCTTAGAGTTCAGAATGTAAGCGTTGGTACCTCTTGGGCCAGATATACAGCTACTGCAACACCTACACGGATGGGAGCTTTTGTTTTCTATGCACAGGAATCTACGGTGACAATGGATGTTAGAAACATACAGGTTGAAATAGGTTCTTCTGCTACTGAATATGAATCTTATACTAAACAAAATTATTCATTAATATTACCGGTAGAAAATTTATTTGATGTCAGTACATCACTGACTAAAAAATATATTACTACTTCAGGTACAGTAGGAAGCAGTAATGACTGGAGTGCTAGTGATTATATTCCAGTATATGCTAATACTCAATATACTTTATCAGGTGTAACTAATTTTGGTACTACAGCAAGACATGCTTTCTATAATTCTAGTAAAACTTATCTTAGTAACGTAGTTGGTACTACCTATACCTTTACTACTCCAGCTAATGCTGCCTATGTTAGAATATCGGTAAGGAGTGAAACTCCTACTACGGTTCAATTAGAAAAAGGCTCAAAGGCTAATACTTATACTCCTTATGGTGTACGGCCTATTGAATTAAATAAACTTGGTACAGGTGATGATAATTCAGATTATTTCCATAAAGAAGGAAATAAATGATATTTATATAAAGTAACTAATAGACAAACAGTTTCTTCTATTGATTCTTATTATAGTAGTGCTGGAAGTGGTTATGGCGGAGGAGCTATAACTATTTCAGATATGTTATCTAATGGAAGAACTTTAGGTTTCTGTAATAAATTTGTTCCATTTAGTACTCCATCAAGTGCAACAACTAGTGGAGTATGTTTTGGTGCTAGTAATCAGATATTCTATTTTGTTACTGAAACTTCAAGGTTTGCTAGTGCTGATAAACGGGGCGTTAATTCATGATTAATAAATAATCCACTAGAGATAGTTTATAAATTAGATAGTCCTACTGATACTGAAATTACCTATGCACCATTAATAGCTCAGTTAAATAATTTAGGTACTGCTCAAAGTTCTTCTGCTGGAGTAACTAATATTACTCAAACAAACAATGATTTACCATTTGATATTACTTATTCTGAAGAAAATACTGAATGGCCACCAAAACCAGATGAAGAAGTAACAACAACTTCAACATCTCCTGATATTTGGTCTTTGATGCCAGCTACTTACATAGAGGGTTACAGATATTATAATTCTTACCAGACTAAATTAAGCGATGGTAGTTTATTCTGGAGTGATGTAACACCTGGAACAGCAATACAAAATGCAGATGGTATTTATGCTGGTATTTCAAATCAGGCTCAAGTATTTAATGTAAACAAAAATGGTGTATTTGATACTGATACTCCATCTGAAGGAATAACCGTTTGGGGAATTATTGGCACTGAAGAAGTAGTTCCTACTAATATTAGTGTAAATTATAATGGGACTAATATTTTAAATAATGCTACTACTGCTTCAATTTATGCTAGATTAAATAGTAATGTAATAACAATTACCTTCAAGGCAGGATTCCCAGGTGGAACAAATCCTATCACAGAAGGTACAATTAATATTGAATTTGTAGTAGGAACTAAATCATTTAAGTTCCCTTACAATTTTACATTGGTTTATCAGAGAATATTCCCAGTTGAAATTAAACCTCTGTATTATTTAAAATTATCAGAATTAGATTCACAGAGTGAACAAGTACCGCCACCTAACCCTGTTAGAAATAATATTGTTGATACAGATTCTGCTGGTGTTTGGACTACAGTAAAACCTTCTTATATAGAACCTCAAATTTATATAAATGAAGACAATGGAAATGCTTATGTAGTAGATAGTACGGTATATTATTATTGAACATGTCAAATTACTATATTTAATGATAATAGCTATGAAATAAGCAGTGTTATTTTAGATGAAGAATTAAATAATGTAAATGTAAAAATAGTTTTACACAATTCAGAAATAATTAATAATAAAAACCAAATTTCTACAAAGTTAACAGCCCAAGAATATTATTATGATTTATTTGGTTCTTTAGATAGACCAAACGAACCATTAGAAAAAAATGTATTACTACAAGTATCAGAGGTGACACAAACAGCTAATGATGTAACATCATTTGTTGGTGGTATTTTACAAAGTGGTCAAACTTTTAAATCTACTACTTTTAAACAAACTTTAGAAGATTTTACTTTTGATTTAGTAAGTCCTGTATTTGTATCTAATGAATATTTAGAAAGTGCTCCTACTTCAAATGAAGTAAAAACTATTGCTGGTTCAATTACATTTGACCAGGTTACTTCAGGTAGTACTGCTTATACTAGAATTACTCTAGGAAATGATAGTAGCCCTATTAGAGGTGTTTTTACAAATGAATCTCTAGAATTCAGGTCTAGTCAATTGACTCCTCCTTCTACAGATACTTCAGTAAATAAATCTTATGGTGCTAAAGTTGCTTGGGTTGATTCAAATGATGGCGGTAGCTTGGGTGCTTCAGCTCTAAGCTTAGGAGACCCTACTAACTTAGGGTATAGATGGAGAGTATTTACGATGGATAACGGTAAACATTTAGCCTTTACTAGACATCAATAAGGAGTGATTAAATGGCAGTTACACAATTTAAAAAAGCATCATCAGTTAACTCTGCCTATAAATTATTTTTAGAAGTAGAAGAAGTAGAAACTAATATAGCTAATAATACTTCTAAATTAAAATATAGAGGGTGGATTGAAGGTGATAATACTACTTCAGCTTATTATGGCTATTCAAATGGTTTAGTTTTTACTTTAAAAGTAGGAGATAGTAGTAACGCTACACGGTATGGCAGTAGGTCTAGAAGTACTCAAATGGACTTCGGTTATGGCGGAGTTACTTGTAAAACATATTATTGTAATCCTGAGGGTACTAATAATACTCATACAGTTGCTGCTATGATGGGCTCATCAGCATGATATACTACTGATGCTATTGGACATGATTCAAGTGGTAATAAAACATTAAAATTAAATTTTAAAGTAGTAAGTGGGAGTAGCTATGTTGGTACCATTGAAATTAGTGAAAATTTTGTCTTGAGTACTATACCTAGAGGAAGTGATATTGCTTCTAGTGCTTCATCAGTAACGGTAAGTTCCGCCGGAACTACTACCGCTTTAACTATAACTGTTACTCCTAAAGCTAATACTTTCTATAATAAATTAACTTGGTCTCTTGGCGGAAATTCAGGTAGTGCTAATCTTGGGACTTCTTCATCTTCTTCACCTACTTTAACTAGAAATTTTTCTAGAACCGACCTTTTAAATTTGTTAACAAATAATTATAATGGTACTATGACTATAACCTGTTCAACCTATAGTGATAGTGGTTATTCTACTTTTGTTGAAGCTAAATCAGTTTATGTAGATGTAAGTATAACTTTAAAGTCAACAGTTTCTTTTACAAGTATTACAGGGACATCGACTATTTCTAGTAAAGTTGTTGCCGGTAAATCATCAGTACAGGTTTCAGGGTTGAAATTAACACCTTCAGCCGGAGCCTCTTCCACTAGTGGTTCAATTGAATTTTCTTTTTCTTCTCCTGCTGGAACTTTCTACTCTGATACAGTTACTAGTAATATTTTTTCAGGTGCTACGGTATCACCTTCAGGAACAATTCCGGCCAGTGAATCAAATTATACTATAACTTTTAAGGCTAGAGGGAAAGATTCAAGACAAATTTATACTAACTATATAACTGGTACAATTAGTGTTAATGGATTAAAATTAAATCTTTCTATTTCAGGAGTTAGAGTAGCTAGTAATAGTACTTCGGCAGCCCAAGACCCGGGCGGTTCTTATGTAAAAATAAATTATTCAGCTACCTCTCTCAATAGTATTGGTACTGTAAATATTTCTACTAAAACTTATACTATTCAGGGTGGTAGTGCTACTAATATAGATGCTAATCCTAAAGTTATAGGAGCTGATGTCTCAAAATATGTAACATTAACAATTACTGCTAACATAACAAAAGCTAGTAATGATAGTACAGTTATTTATCCGGCTACTACTGTAACCTATGTAGTTCCAGCAGCTTCTTTCCCACTAGATTTATATCATGATACTTCTAGTGGTACAATGGGAGTAGGCTTAGGTGCTTTAGCTGAATCTGGAAAGGTAAAAATAGGTAGTCTACCTTTAGACGATACTAGTGGACGAGTTATTATTGGTGTTAGCACACAAAGTACTTTACCAAGTTCAAGTATAGGAGTACATGATGTTAGAAGTGTAACTTTAACACCAACTCACGGTAGTAAAGGTGCTAATTTTTATTTCTTTGGTAATGCCGATTCAACTAATACCAGACCATCTACCAGTAGTACTTGGTGGTCATTACTACACGTAAAGGGTTGAGATGGTAGTTATGGGGCATGAGAAATTGCTGGAAATGCAACTAATAATGATACAGCAAAAACAACTCCTTTATATGTTAGGGGTGGTTTAAATACTTCTTGGGGTTCATGAAGACAAATTTATGATTCAGGTCATAAAAGTGATTTAATAAATTTAATTTATCCAGTAGGTTCTATTTATATGTCTGTTAACTCTACGTCACCTGCCACACTTTTTGGTGGAACATGGGTACAGTTAAAGGATAGATTTTTACTTGGAGCAGGTGATACTTACTCAAATGGGGGAACCGGTGGTGAAGCTACACATACCTTGACCGTTAATGAGATGCCATCACATAAACACAATCTGCAACACTGGATTACTAGGTCACCTACAGGTGGTCTAGACGGTTTCCTAGTATATGGTATGAATAGTGGTACCAGATTAGAGAATGGTAACTTTCAGGCTTCAGCCGGTGGTAGCCAAGCTCATAATAACATGCCACCATACTTAGTAGTTTACATGTGGAAGCGTACAGCTTAATAATAAAGGAAGTGAGTAGTCTTTGTCTAACATTTCATTAGAAAATTTATCAAAAGAAGAAAGAGAAGCTGTTTTATCTATCCTCAAAGAATATAAAGATAAAGGCAGTTCACAACAGCTTAATAATATTTTATTAGAAGACTGGAGAGAATTACCTGTTGATATTCTTACATTTATAAAAGATGATAATTATTTAGGAAAAGCTTGAAAAGACCCTGAAGGAAATTTTAAGCTTTTTCCATACTGAGAAAAAGTCTTAACAAGATTATTTCCGACCCCATATAAAACAAAGGTTAATAACTTTATTGAATCAGGTGGTCGTGGTTTAGGTAAGTCAGAAATTGCAGTAACTTGTGGATTATATATGATGTACAGGTTAATGTGTTTAAGGAATCCTCATGCATATTTTAATCTTAAAGTTACTGAAAAGTTTGCCTTTGCTTTTATGAATATTACTAAGACCTTGTCTGAAAATATAGGTATCAATAAATTCCAGTCTACAGTTCAGATGTCGCCTTGGTTTTTGGCCAGAGGTGAATTAACACAAAGAAATAATTTACCTTATTGAAATCCGCCTTCATATATTAATATTATTATTGGTTCTCAGCCATCACATGTTATTGGTCAGCCTATCTTATTTGCCTTCTTCGATGAAATAGATTTTATCAGGAATCAGGATGTAGAGATTCAGAAGGAACGAGCAAAAGATATGCTTGATACCGCAATGGGTGGTATGAAGACAAGATTTACCAATAGAGGTGAGAACCCTGGACTTATGATTCTAGCTTCTTCTAAAAGAAGTGATAAGTCATTCCTTGAAACTCATATGAGAATGTCATTAGAAAATGACCCCGATAACCTTATTATTGTAGATGAGCCTACTTGGAATATAAGACCAGCTAGTGAGTATTCAGGAAGAAAATTTAATGTAGCATTAGGAAATAAATTCTTAGCTTCTCAAGTAATACCTGAATCTGATAATGATTTGAATTATTGAAGAGATAAAGGGTATACTATATTAGAGGTACCGATAGAATATAAATCTAAGTTCCTTGAAGAAATAGATAGGGCATTGGCAGACTATGCAGGTATTGCTTCAAGTCAGTTAACTAAATATATTTCAGGTGAAAGATTTAACTCATGTAAATCAGAAAAAATTAAAAATTTATTTACTAGAGATATAATAGAAGTAGGAAATTCACCTACAGATTCTCAACAATATTATGATTATATAGATTTAAATAATCTAGATACTTCTATGAAGTCGAAGCCTATGTTTATTCACTTAGATATGTCGGTATCAGGCGACAAAACTGGTATTGCCGGTGTATGAATTAAGGGCAAGAAAAAAGGAGCTGAAGGAGAACCTAATGATAATAGTTTAATTTATCAATTAGCCTTTTCTGTTTCAGTAAAAGCTCCTAAGGGTTATCAAGTATCATTTGAGAAGAATCGTAAATTTATTATTTGATTACGTGAACAAGGATTTAGCATAAAAGGGATAACAGCTGATACCTTCCAGTCTTATGATACATTACAAGAATTAAAATCAAGAGGATTCGAATGTGATACTCTCTCAGTAGATAGAGTAGATACACAATCACATATATGTAAACCTTATCAATATTTTAAAACAACAATTTATGAAAATAGGTTTATATTATATAAAGAAAATTCAGCACTGTTAACAGAGGAAGTTATTAACCTGGAAAGAAATTCTAATTCAGGAAAAATTGACCACCCAGATAATGGTCGTTTTGGTTCGAAGGATATTTCAGATGCTGTTTGTGGGGCTATCTTTAATGCTTCACAACATGCAGAAGAATATTCTTATCAATATGGTGATTCTGTTCAAACAGTAGTAGATTTTAACTTAGATACTAATACTATGGATGACATTTTAAGAGATTTTGAAAATGATTTGAAAAAGAAACCTGAAAACGTTGCTAAATATATTGATTTTGGACTAAGTCAACCAGAATCAGTTGGATTCTTCAATGACGGAATATTAATCTAGGAGGTAGAGAATGGTTACCGATAATGAAATTACTTTTAAGAATATAGACTATAATAATAAAACAGTTTCGAAGCCTGCTCCAGACAAGATGACAGGAATTGATACTGATGAGCTTTTATTTGATAATATTATTTCTGCCTCTGATGAAAATAAATTGGATATGAATTCACTGAATTCATTTACTAATATTTCTAGAGCTAGAGATACCGTCTATGACTTGATTGATGAGATGGCTCAAGATTCTACCATTTCAGCCATCCTTGATATTTATGCTGCTGATGCAACTGAGACTAATGACCAGGGCCAAGTTGTTTGAGTATCAGCTGAAGACAAGAATGTTGCTGGAATGGTTGAACATTTACTTGATTCAATGAATATAAATAAAAATGCCTTTAGCTGAGTTTATTCATTAATTAAATATGGTGATTTATATTTAAGACTTTATAGAGAATCTGAATATAATGACCCTATCTTTAACACTAAAGATATTGGTGCTAAAGAACAATTAAACGAAAATGTTATTGTTAAAGCTTATTCTAAAAATGATAGATATGCTGAATACATGGAAATGAATAAAAACCCAGCCGAAGTATTTGAATTAACTAGATTCGGAAAAACAATTGGATATATTAAAACTCACATTCCAAAAGTTGATAATCTTGCTACAGCAGGAGGAATCAATGGATTCTATCAGAATTATAATTACAATTATAATTTTGATATTTCAGATGTAGATGTATTTGCTGCTACTGAATTTGTCCATGCTTGCCTTGAAGATAATTCAAATAGAACTACTGAAGAGGTTACTATTTCTACTGATACAGAAACACAGGTTACTTATTCGGTGAGAAGAGGACAATCACTTTTATATGATTCATTTAAAGTATGGCGTGAATTAGCTTTACTTGAAAATTCAGTATTATTAAATAGATTAACTAGGTCAGCCATTGTTAGAATTATTTCAGTAGAAGTAGGAGATATGGAAAAGGCAGATGTTAGAACTTTATTAACAAAGATTAAACAGATGATTGAACAAAAATCTGCAATTAACGTTAATAAGTCATTAACTGATTACACAAATCCAGGTCCAATTGAAAATACTATTTATGTTCCAACACATGATGGAAAAGGCGCTGTAAGTCCACAATCAGTTGGTGGAGATGTTAACGTAGGTGATTTAGTTGACCTTGATTATTGGAAGAATAAATTAACAGGTTCATTATCTATTCCTAAGCAGTACTTAGGTGATACAGATGATTCTACTGGCTTCAATGGTGGAACTTCACTTTCTCTTATTTCTAGTAGATATGCTAAGACAGTTAAGAGAATTCAAAATACATTTATTCAGGCTATCACTGATGCTATTAATTTAATGTTATTTGATAGAGGACTTACTTCTTATATTAATAAGTTTACTATTAAGATGCAAGCTCCTACTACTCAAGAAGAAAAGGATAGAAAAGAAAATCTTGCTAACACTATTAATACAATTCAAAGTATTATGGGTTTACTTGATTTAATTGAAGATAATACTACTAAATTAATTATTTTAAAATCATTATTATCTGAAGCTATTTCTGATACTACAGTTATTCAGTCTATTCAGGATGAAATTGATAGACTCGAAGCTGAGGCAGAAGGAGAAGCTGAAGGTGAAAGCGAAGGAGGAGGCTCTGATGAATTTGATTTCGGAGGAGATGAAGACTTTAGCTTTGAAGGTGAAGAAGGTGGCGGAGAATTACCAACACCTGAAGAAACTGGCTCAACCGAATTTGAAGTACCTGAAGAACCAGCGGAAGGTTTCGAAACAAATAAGAGAGGAGCTGAGATACTAAATGAGGAGAATGATTTACCAAGCTTTGAAGAATTGGGAATCAATTACACAGATATTCACTAAGTTACTTAATGAATATAAAAACTAAGTTGATTATATCAAATAGGAGGAAGTTATGGCTTTACAAAAATCAGATGTAATTTTATTATTATCTGAATTACAAGAAAAAGGATTTGACGTAAACCTTGAAATGAATATGGTTATTACGTCTAAATATATCCCACTTGAAATTCTCAAATTCATTAATGAAAATAAATCTCTTGATGCAGTAAGATTTTATGACAAATTAAGAGATTCATATAATAAAAAGAGAAGTAAATTATATATTAATATTATGCGTAGTGATGAAAATACTATCACTGATGCTAAAACTATTTTAACTACATTATCTGCTTTACTAAATCAAATATTACAATTTGAAGCAGAGGATAGACCAATGTTCTTGAGGGTATTAAGAGCAGAAGAAATTTCTGATGTTTTAAAAATATATTTTCAGACATTTAATATTGGTCCTGCTTATAAATTATTAACTTTATTTAAAGCAGATTGCAAGTGTTTAGAAGCAATTAAGTAAAATTGAAAAATTTTCAAACAAGTAATGCTAAATTAATTATAAATTGGTATGTGTTAATTTTCTCTAAGGAGATGAAGTAATGAAAAAGAATGAAGACTTTAAATATACTAGTGTTAAAGATAACCCTGCAGTACTTGGAACCTTAGAGGGTCCTTGTGCTGATATTACTGAAGGCACTAGAAATGGAAGAAAATATTCTCAAGAACTTTGGGAAAAAGCTTTTGCTAATGATATAGTAAAGGAACAGTTTGAAGCTGGTGGTTTACTTGGTGAGTTGTGCCACCCGGTTGACCGTGAAGAGACTGACCTTGAAAAAGTAGCAATTTGTATGCCTGCTCCTCCTACTAAAAAGGACGGTAAGCTTTGGGCTAAATTCCATATTCTTGATACACCATGTGGTCGTATCTTAAAAACTTTATGTGATTATGGCTACAAAATTGGTATCTCCTCTAGAGGTACGGGTGATGTTTATGAAGATGTAGACGGTGAAAGTGTTGACCCTGATACATACCAATTAAATGCCTTTGATGCAGTAATTGTACCAGCTGTAAAAGCAGCTAGACTTGAAATGGTTACTGAATCATTACATAGAAAGAAAACTTTAAAACAAGCTTTAACCGAATCATTAGAAAAAGCTAATGATAAGGATAAGAAAATTATGGAAGAAGCTTTAAATACGCTTAAACTTGATGAAGCTTATGATAACCCTTGGTTAGAAATTTCAGATGTCTTAGATAAGTGTATTAATGGTTTCGGCGATGATGAAGAAGCTTTAGGTGATTTCTTACAAGGAGTTATTGGACAGTGTAGAGAAATTGCTGAAGAAAAAGGTTTATTAATAGAAAGCGTAGAAGACGGCGGTACGGAAGAAGACCGTTTAAATATAAATAAAGAGGAACCTAAAGAAGTTGTCGATGACAAATCACAGGAAGAGGAATCCGAAGAGAATTCTTTGGTTGCCGAATTAAAAGAATCTTTATTAAATTGTCAAAAGTTAGAAAAAGATAATTTGTCTCTCCAAGAACAATTATCAGTTTGCAATGCAAAAGAGAAAAAGCTAGAAGAGGAAGTGTCCAACTACAAATTAGCCGTAGTAAATTTAAGTGAGTCAGCTAAGAAAGTTAAGCCTTTACAGACAAGACTTGATAAAGTATTAGAAGAAAACTTAAATAAGGATGAAATTATCAAGACTAACAAAAAGTCTCTAAAACTTAAAGAAAATCTAGTATCTTCACTTAAGTCTGATTTAGAGACAGCCAATAAATCTGTTGAAGATTTAAAGGTAAAAATTAATTCTTTAAAAGAAGAATTACAAACAAATAAGCAGAAGCTTTCTTCAAGCCAAAAGGTGGCAATTAAATATAAAGATGAATTAACTGAAGCTAAATCTCAGTTAATTAGTGCTAAAGCTAATGCTTATGGTATTTCTGAAAAAGAATTATCTAGAAAACTTGGTGAATCATACAAGTTAAAAGAAATTGATTCAATTTGTGAAGATTTAAGAACATATCAGGAACAAGTTAATAAGTTACCATTTAGAATTAATTCTAATACTAAGGTAACAGCTAAGCCTTCAGAAAATGAATATATTATGAAGGGTAGTAATAAGTTAGCTGATGATGATGTTAGTTCATTACTTCGCATGATAGATTAAAGAAAGAGAGAATTTATTAATGGCAACTTTATTAGAAAACTATAAGGGCCGTTTAGCTATCGCTGAAAAATATTATGCACAGCAGAACGCTGGTAAGAAGTTAAGCAATACCAAGAAGATGGTTACTGCTATGTGTATTGATAACACGGCTCGCTTCATTAATGAAGCATTCGCTAACTCTGTAGGAACACAGAGAGCAGACTTAGGTAAGTTTAAGACTTTCTGCTTAGACATTACTACATTAACTGTTCCAAACTTAATCGTTAACGACTTATTCATGGTTGTTCCAATGAGTTCATTCACTGGCTTCTTAACTTACATGGAATATGCTCTTGGCACTGAAAAGGGTGGTGTAGGTGGACAGGCAGATGCTGACCCATTCCGCAATGCAATCGCTGATTACAGAGGCGTAGACCATAATGGTGCTTATACTGACCCATGGAGAGCTCGTACAATCACTAATTCACCATTTGCTGGTCTTGGTGAAATGACTCCAGACCGTGCTCGTTACACAGGTGCTGCAGTTGTTGAAACTTTAGGTGATGATGCTAAGGCTTCTTGGACTCCAGTCTTAAAGGCATGGGATATGGATGCTCTTGATTCAGAAGGCAATCCAACTGAATTAACTGTTGCTGCTGGCCAGATTTCTAATGGTACAGCTGGTCATAAGGTTAAGTATATTTATGACAATGAATATATCCCTCAGGAAAAGTTACCAACATTAGTTGGCCACATGAAGGGTATCACTCTTGAAGCAAGAGCTCGTAGAATCGCTGTTTACTACAGTCAGATTGCTGCTTTCCAGGCAAAGAATGACTATGGTATGGATTTCGAAAGCCAGATTGCTCAGCAGGCTCAGGCTGAATTACAGTACCAGATTGATGCTGAAGCTGTATACATGATTAAGGATGTTGCAGATGCATTACCAGCAGAAATGAAGGTTTCTTGGGTTGATGAAGAATTAGATACATTAGCATACAGCTTAAAGGCTGAAGGATTTGCTCGTAAGATTGAACAGGCTAAGGCTATTGTTTACAAGAAGACCGGTAGATTCATGCCTAACTGGATGGTAGTTGGTCCAGAAGTTATGCCTATCTTAGCTTTCGTTAAGGATTTCCAGGCTTCAAGCAACACTATCGCTAATGGTCCTTACATGGCTGGTACAGTAGCTGGCATGAAG